AACCCCGCCGAACTTATCGCAACCGCCAGGACGATCTCTAAGCCACGGAAAGAATTTCCGTTAAAAAAATACGGCGACGCCGAGATTTTGCCACCGCAATGGCTCATTAAAGGCCTATTCGAACAGGATTCGACCTCCTGCCTCTTCGGTGCGTCTGGGTCAGGAAAATCCTACCTAGCCCTATCCGCTGCCTGTTCGGTCGCAACCGGCGCCGATTTCTTCGGCCATCCGGTCAAAAAGCCCGGTGCGGTCGTCTATGTCGCCGGCGAAGGGTTCAACGGCATAGCAAAGCGCATAAAAGCCTGGGAAATTAAGAACGAAACCCCGGTCGGTCCTGCCCCGTTGTACATTTCCGAAGCGTCCGCCCGGCTTTGTGATGATCAATTTATGGTAAAGGTGAATGAAACCATCGCCGAGGTATCCGAAATTGAGTCCGGGATCTCGCTTTTAATCATCGATACATGGGCGCGTAATATGTTCGGCAATGAAAACGACACGGCGGACACGTCCAAGGCAATCGACGCACTGGACCGTATTCGAAACCAGTATAAATGCACGGTTATTATTATCCACCATACCGGACAAGCGGAATCGGAACGCGCCCGAGGATCGTCCGCGCTTCGCGCTGCCCTCGATACCGAGTTCCAAATCAGCAATAAAAACGATATTTTGACCATGAAAAACACCAAAATGAAAGATGGAACCGCCCCCGAAGATATGCTTTTTGACTTCCAATATGTCGACATTGGCATGGTTGACGAGGATGGGGAACCGGTGTATTCGTCGATTATCTCTCCCGCGTGCCAGGGATTGGAGCCAAAAGAACAGGGGAAAGGGAAAGTCCAGACCGAAATTGAGCGCCTTTTGATTGGTAATCATGACGGAATCCCCCGAAAAGATTTCCGTCAGCTCCTAATAAAAAGCGGATTGAAGCCCGTTTCGGTCGACAAAGCGTTAAAACAGTATCGTGATTCAGGGAAAATAATCATCAAAAATGAATACTATTTCTGGTCAGAAACGGTCAAAACACCCTATCAAGGGGATATTTTTTAGAATGACAAAAAGACTATACTTTGTACAAAGTATAGCCTACTTTATAGCGGTTTATGCTATACTATACTATACTGGATATATAATATCCAGTATAAGTATGGTATAGTTTCGGTATGGTATGAGTTTTCAAAGTATAGTTTGAAAAATGATAACGAACCGGGTATTATATAACTATGGAAAAACAAGAATGGCGATCAAGAATTATTTCAGGGTGGGAGTCTTTTTATTTAGATAAAAATAAAAGCAAAGCCCGAAGCGATAAAATAAAAGTAAAATTAAGCAAAAAGATTAAATGTGTTCAAACCGGTATTGTTTTTGATTCCGAAAAGCAGGCGTCCGAAATCATGGGCGTTACTACTTCGAAAATAAACGACGTTCTAAAAGGGCGCCGAAAATCTCATTCTGGCTATTCCTGGGAATACTTATGAAACACGAAGAATCAATCTTACAATCTGAAATTGTCCAATTACTCCAATTACATCGAATCGAGTTTTTTGCGGTGCCGAACGAACGAAAACAGTCGGTACAATCGGCCATGAGATTCAAATCCATGGGCGTGAAGTCGGGGGTGCCAGATTTGGTGTTAATGGGGAAAGGTGGGAAAGGGTACGGGATGGAAGTCAAAACGCCGTCCGGGGTCCAGTCGCCGAAGCAAATACAATTCCAGGAGAAATGTTTTCGCCTTGGTTGGGGATACGCGGTCGTCAGATCATTGGATGACGTCCTCCGGGTAATTCGTCTGTGGGGCTTTCTCGATGATTAAAATCCCGTCATCCTCGAACATAATGACCTTGTCGCCTTTTTTAATGCGATTCAGGATGCACCAAGTTTTCGGCAGCGTGATAATCATTCCCCCGCCGTTCTCTCGTATCGAATATTTACCTAATTTTTCAATGGGCATTAAAAAACTCCTTGATTATTTTATAATACTGTATTATCATAGGTTTGTAAATGGCAAAAGAAAAATCAGTCGGCGCTAAAAACTTAATACCCATACGAGATACGGAAACCGCAAAAGCAAGGGGAAAGCTCGGCGGTATCCGTTCGGGGGAAGCCAAGCGCGAAAAAAAGCAAATCTCTAATCTCTATGCCGCAATGCTGGCAAAAAAATACAATGTGACGACTATCGCCGGAAAAAAGGAAAGTTTGACCGGCGTTGAATTGCTTGAGCGTGCCATGACCGACGTCCTTATGGGCGGGGGTTCGCCTGCGGTCCAGATGATCAAGGAAATGCGCGAAGCAACCGAAGGGGTTAAACTTGAAGTTGACAACAAGATCGAGATTATCCACACATTTGATCCAGGAGGCATCTAATATGGTATTTTTATGGGCCGGTGTTTTGGTGGCAGTCTGGGGTGTAATCGCCCTTGACGCTTATTTCCGTTACAAGAATTACAAGGGGAAAGGAAAATGATTTGTAAAATACTGACGGTTACCGAAGCTGAAAAAGAAGGGTGCCAATTCGAGGAATGGGACAAAGGGCAGAAAAAGATGCGCGCATGCGGGGCCCGTCCAATTGCTATGGTTGGTCGTGGAATTGTTTGTATTGAGCATCTTCCTGACGCCCTTGTTCGCTGCGGAAGCGGCGCATACGTAGACGAAAAAACAAGCAAGGGAACGCCTCCGCAATCTTTCTGGACGAAAGAGGGTTTTCTAGGGGCTTGCAAATGCAAAGACGCCGACCGCTTGGCCGGAGAGGGGAAAGGAAAATGATTGTACTATTCGTAATCCTAGCCGGGTTCGTGTTCTTCGCCGGGTTTATCTGTTGGGACTTCCTACGGTTCGCCCGCGCAAAAAAGAAAGCCGAGAAACCCGATGGTGTTCTGGTCGACGCCGGCGGGGTGCTTTTTGTTCAGGGAAAGAGGACGTATTACAGTATGCCGAATGGTGTTCGCCGTCTTATCGCTGGATATCCAATGGATCTTACGCCTGGTTCGCCCGATATGATCACCTTCACTAATATACTTGAAAACGCCCGGAGGCAAAAAGCGGATGACGACCGAAACAAACGGAAAGAAGCCCTCGAATTTATGCAAGAGGCTGCCAATGGGCGATAATGACCAGAAAACTGACGAACCGGTTGAACTCCAAGAGGCTCCGCCCGACTGGATTGACCGGCTTTTGTACATAATCAAAGAAATCCTTACCCACTGGAAGCACCCTAAAAAGCTCATGCTCACCAAGGATATGGGCGAATACATTTACCATTTGTTTATGGGTGGGGCAGATCCTGCCGAGATTGCCCGCGGAATGGACGCCGTCTATGGCCGGAAATTCTTTCCGTTCTTCCAGGTGTTTAACGTCGCCCAATGCCAGTTTGAATGGACGCCGGGCGACTATGAGCTCGAAGGCCTTGAATATATCCGGTCCGCTGCAATCGCTATCGGGGCAATGAATCCCAAAAAGGATGGGGACTACTGGGAAAAAGCCCACCCCATGACAAAACGTATCTTTGGTGAAATCGGCATAAACGCCGCCGTCCCTTGCAAAAAACTGTAAACGCTATTATCTTGTGAAAAGCTCCCGCATGGGGGCGAGACTACAAAAAAGAAAGGAGGGCTTTATATATGGCACGATCACAATACTGGAGAAAGCCCATTTATGCATGGGATATCAACGCCGTTGATTTCCTCGGAATCGTCGCATGGTGTCACCCGGACGATCACGACGACACGGCCAACACAATCACCATTGATAATACCTTGGGAGTTATCGGGGATTATGTCGTCAATGACGAAAACGGTCTTTTCAAGATCGTTACCGCCCTTGAGCTGGCTCGGTACTATGAGGATAATGTCGTCATTGAGGCGGCGAGTATTTCCATGCCGGAATTCGCTACAGTGTCCATTGGTGGCGAACAGGTTCTTTCCGACCAGGTTCCGGCTATCGGCCTTGACGCCAAGGCGGACGCCGCAAAGATTACCGACATTATCGCCGCCCTTCGGGCACATGGCCTTATAGGACCCAACGCGTAATGGGCCGGCCTAAAAAGGAAGTCGCAGCGGTCGAAACCGTTGCGCCGGTCGAAGTGCCGAAGAAAGTAAAGCCCGTAGAACTCCCCGAGCTGAAAGACTGCCCGAATTGTGGAACGGCATCGACCGGACCGTACACGGACAAACACGGTTTTTACCGGTGTAACTGTTCGCACCCGAAATGCGGGTTCTGGGACTCGATGGTGTTCGGCTCTGAACTCGAAGCAGCCGACAGTTGGAACGCTGCAGGCGGAAAAAACAAACTCTAATTGGTAATCGAATCAAGGGCAACACTCACAGACGATCAAAAACGCGCAATGGCGCTTGTCAAATTAGGCAAGCGTCATACGCTTTTTTACGGCGGATCACGGTCAGGAAAAACCTTCTTGATCGTGTTCTGTATCGTCCTACGGGCATTGAAATACCCTGGAAGTCGACACCTTATTTACCGCTTGCAGCTCAAGAACGCGATACAGTCAATATGGCTTGAAACCTTACCGAAGGTGGTCGCCCAGTTCGATGGGCTTGCCCAGGTAATCAAAACGAATGAATCCCGCTATGTTATGACATTCCCGAACGGGGCGGAAATCTGGGTCGCCGGTGTCGATGATGACCGGTCCGAGGATAGCGTCCTCGGTAAAGAATACGTGACGGTGTATGCGAACGAAGCAAGCCAGATCCCCTATATGACCGCATGGAAGGTCCGAACCCGTCTTGCCCAGAGAATCGAAGGGTGCGTCAACCGGGAGTTTGTAGACCTGAACCCGACAACCCGAGCGCATTGGACGGCTCGGGAGTTCGTCGACAAAATAGACCCGATAAACTGCAAGCCGGGCAACAAAAAAACGATTATCGACCCCGAGGAATTTGTATACTACCAGCTAAACCCCGCAGGGAATAAACAAAACCTTGATCAATTCTATATCCGCAGCCTTGAAAACGCCCCGGAATCCATGCGCCGACGGTTTTACGAAGGGGAATATTCCGAGGACGACGGACTTTTGGTGTTCCCGTTCCCGCCCGAAGGGTTTTACGTTGGCCGTATGTTCGAAGAATGGGTCAAGCAAGTTGGCCCCGGAAACGTCCGGTTCGTTGCCGGGCTTGACCTTGGGTTCAATGATGCGGACGGTTTTGTCATTATTGCCTATGTCCCGCGCCTTAATAATGAGCGCGAAAAGCCCGCCGACGAAAAGTTCGCCGAGCGTTATGGCCGGTTCGAACCAGAGGCCCCCAAGCAAGGGATTGACAAAAGTTGGCTGATATACGAATACAAAGCCAGGCGAACAGGCCTTGAGGCGTGCGCCAATGCCATAAAAGCGGGGCTTGACTGGGCCGAAAAGAAAGCCCGTGAACTCGATATGTCGTCGGCAAACATGATGATCTATTCCGATACCGGAGGGGGCGGGGCCAAAATGGTCTACGATCTCCGGACGGTGTACAAATTGCCGGTACTGCAAGCGTATAAGCGGGACAAGAAAGCAGCGATTGAAATGCTCCAGGACGAAGTCAGATCCGCCCGGTTTATGGTTCCGGCCGATGGGGAATTTGCCCAGGAAGCCCAGTCGATTGTATGGGTAAAGGATCCAGAAACAGGCGTGACGGTCCGGGAGATAGACGACCGGCAATTTCACCCGGATATTATGGACTCGATTCTATATGCAAAGCGGGCCGTATGGATGGCCACACTTGGGAGGTAGCTCATGAAAGAATTTTTCAAACCGACATTGCTCAAGAATATCGACGAATGCCCGGAAAAACCGGAGGCGAAACCACTGGAAAACCGGGATGCGATCTTGGCCCCGAAGGTTAAACAGGCGGAAAGCGGGGAAGCAAAGCTCCCGAAGCCTGAAATTAACATAGGGAACTTAAAAATCAAGAGTGACCAGGCCACTTTCAAGCCGACAGACGATAGTGAAATCAAATTAAAGTACAAAATGAAAGGCGATCTCCCGCAAGTCGGGGCGTTTTTCAAAAAACGTATATAAAATCATACATAAAGTGTATTATTTACTTGACAGTGTAGCTATAGGGGTTTATATGTTAACTATGATCCAGAAAATGATAGACAAGTCAGTCCGCGCCTATTTTGACACCCTCCCGGATGACAAAATTGTGCAAATTGGATCGCGTATTATGAGCGCCGAGGGCTTGACGGATAACGTGTACCAAAAAATGGTCGAATCTGCGTCTGGGGACCGTGTTGTCACCATTTATTTCAATGGCGGGGACATGGCAATCATATCAAATAAACAAAGCCAACAGACAAGGGGACCGGGATGGTAAAACCTATCGAGGGAAAGTGCGAAAAGATAACCGAGGAAGAACGGCTCGAAGTCGCCCGAATGTCTGGTCGGCTTTACGGCTATTCAGCATCCCGGGAAGCGAAATTCAATCGAAACCTGAACCGATTCTATAATTCTGGCCGAGTCGGCGGGGATGCTTCGGCGACAATCTGGAATCCCGGATATCAGTCGGTCGGGTTTAACCGGTCTTTTTTGGATGATTCAACGGTCCAAACCCGGCTCAATGTCATAAAATCGGCGGTCGATACCGTCGTTTCAAAACTGTCCCAAGCCAGGGTCCGTCCGTTCTTTGACGCCGTAAAAGGCGATTATGCAACCATTAAGGCAGCCCAGTCCGCCCAGATATTCTTTGACCAGTTCTTCGACGCACAGAAAATATATGAACGCGCCCCGGAAACCGCCCGCAGTTCAATGCTTTTTGACGGCGGGCATTTCTGGATCGACGAAGAAAACCTCACCGTCGCCCCGCTTCCCCACTGGGAACTGTTCGTCAACCCGTATGAAGTCAATGCGGTCGGGTTCCGAAATGTGTCGGTCGGAATGGTATTCAAGCGGAATTACCCGATCAACGTGGTCAAGGCGCAATTCCCCAAAGTACCCGAGATGGAAAAATACAAGGATGCCCCGTCCGATGGGGTGTGCGAATTCGTTATATTTTACGACCTCACCAAAGGACGCAAGTATTTCGTATGCAATTCCGAAATAATCTGGGTAAAAGCGATTGACTATAAGCGCCTCCCGGTAACGTCAATTTGGTGGTCGGTTCCGGTCCTTGGGTGGTCGACTACCTGTCTTGCCGATGACCTCTATACAATTCAGGTCACCATTGACGAAATTCAGCTGCGAATTGACCAGGCCTTGAGGCAATCGCCGTTTAATACCGTATATTACCCGCAAGGTTCCGACATTAAGGCAACCATGCTTTCTAATGAAGCCGGGCTTGCGGTTCCCTACATGGAAGGGCCAGGCGGTGGCGTTCCGGTAGTGTCGACCCCCGCGCCGATATCGCCCATGTATTCGCAGTTGCTTGACTCGTACATTCAAAAGGCCTATGAATTGGCCGGAATCTCCCAACTATCCGCCCAGTCGAAAAAGCCTGCAGGAATAACGGCCGGGATCGCCTTGCAAACCCTCGAGGATATCGAGTCGGAACGGCATAACGTGACGGTCCAAAGTTATATCCACCAATTTGTCGAGCTTGCCGAATTGTGCGTCGAGGTATTCCCGGAAAATGCCGAAGTCCTCCCGGATGCAATGGACCGGGCAAAAATCAAATGGGGCGACATTAAAAAACAGCGCGATTTGTTCCGCGTCCAGTTCTCGGCCGGCTCGGCTCTCGCCAAGGACCCTGCAACCAAGATTCAGCAAATCCAACAGCTCCAAACCCTGGGAATCAACCTGCAGCCGATACTTCCCCAGCTTCTCGAGATCCCGGATCTTGAAACCGCGTATTCGGCGACTACGGCCAGTTATGATTATGTTCAATCGGTAGTCCAGCGGGCAGCGGAAACCGGGGACGTATCGTTTATTCCGATTGTCAATCTTGAAATGCTTTTTTCCGAAACCGTTCGCTGGATGCTCCGCCTGTCCGCCGACGAATGCAACAAGAAATATATTGAAAACCTCAATGACTTACTTGAGGCGGTAAACGAATCCATTAAGGAAGCGACGGAACCCCCGCCGCCTCCGGAAAATATAGTCCCGCCGGTTCCGCCGGTCGTGACACAAGGAGGAATCTAAACAATGGAAGAACGAATAGCACGGATCGAAGCCGCGATTGGCGAGATCGCCGATGTTGTTCGGGCGTTATGCGACAAACAGGCGGCCATTGATGAGGAAGTCGACCGGCTTTTGTCCAGTAAGGTGTATGACCGACTGGACGGCATCGAATCGGAATTCGGTTCGATGGTGGGCGGGTTGAATGACATTATCGACGGCCGGCGCAAACGGGAGTACACGGACGGATTACGGACCAAACGGCCCGAATTTGGTCGTTATGAACCGATTGCGAAGAAGTTCGGCATGGATGTCTACGACATTGCGGCCGAAAATACGTTTTCTATGCCAGACGAGGAACGGGAAGGCGCCCTGGGCGCAATGCTTGAAGAACTCAAGCAGAAATTTGACGACCTTGTCGAAGCGTATGAAAAGCATAACACGCACGAAGAAACCGAATCCGCACCCGAAGCCAAGGCCGAGGGCGACGAACAGGGAATCAAAGTGGAAGTCGAAACCGGTGACGGTGTTGACCCGAGAATCAAAGAAATTGCTAAAGGCTTTCGCGGCCGGGCAATGAATTAAAGGAGTATAAAGAATGGCTTTCAGTACTACGCCGGGCTTTTCCTCGGCGAACGCGCTTGCGATTCTCAAAGAATCGTATGCCGAAAAAGATGTTCAGAACCTTATTGAACGGAATAGCCCTACGCTTGCCCGCATCAAGAAGGTTCCGGGGTATGGTAAATATTACGTAATCCCCATGATGTATTCACGCGGTGGCGCTGTCGCCGGTGATTTCACCAAAATGACCGCCCTTGTGTCCAGCACGGCCAATAATAAGGCCATGCAAGTAACCTACGGCCAGGCGTTTTCCGGTTTCGCAATCGGGCCCAAAGAACACCTTGCGTCGGATACCGAACCGGGCGCGTTCGTCCAGTTGGTCCGGGAATACTATTTCGCCTCGACCGAAGCCCTTCGCAAAACCATTGGTGGTGCGATCTTCGGTATGGGTTATGGCGAAGTCGCCCCGGTAATTGCCGTTGACGCGGTCAATCAGCTTTACTTTACCATGAAAGCCTACGGTGCCATGAGCATCGATATCGGCAGTAAGGTACAGTTCGCAACCGGCCCCACTCCCGAAGGTGCATACCGCGCCGGTGGAGCCGTGACCGTGACAAAAGTCGAGGACCTCGGAAATGACACTGTCCAGGTGACCGTTGGTTCCGCCTACGCTGCAGCCGTTGCGGCCGGTGACTGGGTTGAAATCGACGGGTTCCGCAATACCGGCGGCGATCCACTGTTGTTTGTCGGACTTCGCGGATGGCTCCCGACCATTGGTAACCGTACCGGCGCCACCTGGAACGGTTATATCGCTACCAGCTTCTTCGGTGTTGATCGCTCGGTCTATCCGCAGCGCCTCGGTGGCCAGTTCGTTCTTCGTGACGTTGGTGGCGGTGAAAAACTCTCCGAAGCCCTGGTCCGCGGTGTTCGCGCTGCCCGTCGTGCCGGATCTGTTCCCGATATGATCGTCTTAAATGACGTTGACTTCGGAACCGTAATCAACGAAATCAAGGCGAACCAGAGCCAGTGGCAGTCAATCAACGGCCCGAATGCAGGCGGTCAGCTCAAGGCGACCACCGGTATTAGCTCCCTTATGTTCGCATTCTCGAACACATGGGTGTCCTACGTGGTCGACGATCCCTATTGTCCCACCGGTTTCGGGTATGTACTCGAAACCGACTCGGTTGGAATCGCGATGCTTTCGAACAAAAAGCCCATTGATACCGAAGTGCCGGTCACCAATGAGGGCGGCGCCCCGAAGGTTTCTTCGCAGGATATGCCCCCGATGTCCTACGCTTGGAACATGGACGATCTCTTGGCCTCCGCCCCGTCCGACACTGTCGACGGCCAGGGCGCCCGGATCTCGACCCAGTTCTTTGGAGCGTTCTTCGTTCGTAACCCCGCACATTGTTGCGTAGTTAAGTTCGACCCGACCGCAGCCGCCTAATCTCGAGGGGGTGGGAGTAATCCTGCCCCCTTTTTTCTAACCGCCCGACAAAAGGGAAAATCAAATGACAGTATCAACGCTTATTGCAGCCGCCCGACAATATACCCAGACAACCGGCTCCGCATGGGTTACGCCGGCCGACGAGCTTCGGTCAGTGAACCGCGCCTATCGTGACATATACGAGAAAATTCTTGACGCAAACGACGAATACTTCATTAAAGAAGTGACCGTCCCGCTGTCCGCGCTTACCGTGGTACGGCAGAACGTCTATGACTATACATTGCCAAGCGATTGGCATCGCCTCCGACAACTTCGGGCCAAGTCCGCCGAAGTCGAAACGCAATTCGAACGCCTCGACCCCCAGGACGTTACCCAGATTGAGGGATACCGCTATTTCGGTAATAAATTGCGACTTACGTTTCGCGGGTCGTATGACTATTTCCGCCTTGAATACTACCCGACCCCGACCGAATATACCTCGACGGCAACGGATATCACGTATCCCCCGCAGCTCGAACCGCTTATTATTGCATATCAGATCGCAATGGATATTGAGAAAGCACAGAAAGGCGACCCGACCCCGCACGCCGAGGAATACGCGCGGCTCTGGCAACGGTTCGAACACGCGACCATGAGGCGCGACAATTTCAGGTATCCCACTGTTTCTAATGCTTATAGATCAACTTTTAACGGATGGTAACAAATGGCCCAAGAGATTAAAAAGGTACTGATTACCGGCTCGATTGACCCGTCGACCACTCCCGCCGACTTGCAGGAGTGGGATACTCAATCAATGGTGTTGAAAAATAACGGCATCGAACGGGATGGCGGGGTGACAAATCTTTATACCGCCGTCGAATCCAATTCACAATACGAAGAAACATTTTATACCCGAAACGATAAGAGGGTCCGCCTCTTGCGCGACACGATCAACGGCGCGTTTCGGGTATTCTCGAATGATATCGAGGTAGGCCGGGTGCCATTATGGGCTGTAATCGAGCGCAAATTATTGACGATTGATTCAAATGACGTCTTGGCAACCGTTGACGACACTTTCCTTGTATTGAAAATATCGGGAGGGCAGGCGGTAATACAAGAAACGACCGAGGATTTCGTCATAATCCGGGAACGGTCCTTTGTTATTCCCTTGGCCGTTTCCGACGGGATGTTCGTCCGGAATAAAGCCCCGACATGGGATAATGTCGACAGTATCGTCGGGATTTTCGCAAGCGGAACCAAGCTCAATTTTAATGTCATAACCGACGGGGCCGTCGTGTATACCATCGGGAGCCAAGCGGGGTTTGTCAATTCAAGTCAGGTTTTTGCGTATTACGAAAACGGTTGGATTGTTTCGGCAAATGATACGACCGACGGCCGCACTTTCTTGCTCAATTCCGCAGGCGTACAACAGGGGACCTATACCGAAGCCGTGTACCTGGTAGCAAACTACAACCAGATAGCGAATACGGTTTCCTTCTTGGGATACCGGAACGTCGTAACGCTCGGCACGGTAACAACTATCGGGAATACGTTTACGCCTCCGGCCGCGCCTCTCGGGGTATGGGTCATAACCGCATTGACTGGCACAGTGGCCGACCCAGTGGCCTTGAATTATACGTTTGGCGGGTTCGGGCTATGCCATGGAACGGCGACAAAGTCATTTTTGTACAATAACAATAGTTCGTCCCGTTCTTGGGTGATTGGTCATTCAACGCCAACAGAGATATATGGATTTCTGGACAATGGCGCCGACATAAAGATAAAAGCGCATACCATCCTGGGTAATTCTGGGTATTTGTCGGCATCCTTCGACGCGGACGGCATTGGCGTACCAATTACCGAAGTGGGCGAATTAAACGGAAATTACTATCCGCAAATACTCAAATGCGGCTCCGGATGCTACCGAGTGGTATATCGCCGGGGCAACGGATCGTTCGCCGTGGTTTCATTTACCGATGGCACGGTCGGACGATTGCAGGAAATTGCGCCCGGAGTGGTAAAGATCAACACCATATCGGCCCTGTGTATTGCCGACGCAAACGACAATGATTTGCAATATTGCGGGAATGCCTATAACGGCTTTGTTGTGGCCGGGTTCGATGCGGTCAGTCCAGCGCAAAAGGCATTTGTTGCCCGATACCGGGGCGAATACGGCGGGTCAGTCGATACCGGCTATAAGTCAACCGGGTCCGTTTTGGTAGGTTCTATCAATCTTTTGGTGGTCCCGGAAAGCGTTTCATACTCGCCGAATAATGAGACAATAGATTTTTACTATGGACCGCCTCCGGCCAGCCTCGAATATTATCGGTCAATCCGGGACGGAAACGCACAGTCGGTAAAATCGTATTACCAGGGGACGTTATACGTTGACGACTCGATTATACCTCCCCCGGCAGGCGTGCAGTACTTCGAGCAGACCTTCCAGCTTATTGGCTCGACGGCAATCAGGGAATTTAACTATGACGGATACCAGTTATTAAACGAAACGGCCGGTCAGTACCAATCTTTCCGGCTTTTTGGGAGCTTGTACTTGTTTGACGGCGACTGGATTCACTCCACCCAGTTAAATAATAACGTCCTGCAGCGAATTGACCATGTCGCAAACGCCCTCGGCCTTGTGTTCTTGGCCGAGTCTCCAACCGCGATATTCTTCTATTCGAGCTTTGACAACTCGATTTATACCTTCGACGGCGGGCAATCGGTGGCAAAACTCCAACGATTAAGCCAGCGGGGTAATATTCGCGCCGGCGTATTCAACGCCCGTGAAAATACACTGGCCCTGTTTACGGATAATACGATTATCTTTACCCGTGATGGGGTCATGACCGAATCCTTTTTACCGATCACCTGGCCGTTTTCTATTTACTCGACGTCGGGGGGAATCTGGACAGCCCAGAGTAATTATGCAATAAAATACCTCTATAATGCGCTGATTGGTGGTAGTTCGGTTGTAATCGCCCTTGATCTCGACGGAGGGATATGGGGAACGGCCTACACTGACACCTACAATGGAGGAATATGGGGAACGTCATACACTGATACGATTGTCGGAACCAACCAACAATCAGAATCTGGGGTAATCGATCCGCTTATCTGGCAAACCAAGTTTAACGGGTTTTCGGACCGGACAAAACAAAGCCTTGACCGTTATTTATTTAGGGTGTATAAACAAGATAAGGCCGAAACAAATGTAACGGTCGACTATTACGCCTATTTCGAGGATACCCAGTATCACGAAACCAGGCAAATCACCTTGGGAACCATAAGCAATCCATATGATTCGGATGGATACGCGGTTTTCGAGTATCTCGCGCAAAACAAAAACGCTATTGCATCGTCAATAAAGCTCACATTCCCGGATAAAATTTTACTTCTTGACGGATACGCAACCGTAACAACCGCCGGGGACACCGTAGCAAAGAACAGGGGGCACTAATAATGGCAATAAAATCAGATTCAACTATCGGCGCAAAGCAACAAATGCAGCAGTATGACCAGTATACCCAGGCTGGCATGGGCGCAAATCCCGCCGAAACCATGCAAAAAGCCCAGGCCGCGGCCGCACAGACGGCGCAAAGCCAGACGGACCTCGCCACCCAGCAGGCAATAAAAGCCGCTAAAACGGGCGGGGCAATGCAGGGTCAGGCGGCCCTTGCCGGTGCCAGTCAAGCAGCGAACTCCTACGGGCAGGCCCAACAGGCCGGCCAACAGCAGTATTTTGACACTACTAAACTGGGGGCGACCCTTGGCGCGGGAATGTCAGGGCGCCTTGCACAGTCCGAAGAAAGCCGACGGAACGCACAAGCGGCCGCCGCAGCGAACTCGACGGCCTTGCGGGGGCAAAATCTCGGTCTCTTGGGCGGTGCAATCGGGGCCGCCGGTGGTATCGCCGGGCTATTCTCCGATGAAAACCTGAAAGATGACATTAAGCCCGCAAAAGATAACGGACTCGACAAAATTGGCGACTACGAATACAAGTACAAGGACAGTCCCAAGCAAGAACGCGGGATAATTGCCCAAGAACTCGAACAGACTCCTATGGCTCCGGCCGTTATGGACACCCCGAACGGGAAAATGATCGATACGCGCCGGTTGACTACTATGAATACAGGGGCGCTTTCGGGTCATGAAAAGAGAATTAAAGACATAGAGCGCCTTGTGAAAGGTCTTTCAGGAATCAAGAAACCGGAGGCAAAATAAATGACGCAAGCCGAAGCACTAGCAGCCGCCCAGAAAGGTGGCGGGGCAACGCTCCAAAACGAACAGAAAAAAATACTTGCCGAAACCCAGGCCCAGGAAGCCGCAAAGGCCGCACTAGTGAACCGCTCCGGGGCCATTGCGGCCTCGCCCGAAGCGATCCAGGCCGCCGCACGGCGAGGGACGGCCCTGAAAGCGATTGGAAGTTCCGACGAAAAAACCTTGCAGGATCTTGCCCGCGGTGATATCGCCCAGAAAGCCAAAACGGCAGCTGAAGCCCGGAACCCTGGTCCGTACAAAGTCGGGACCATCGGCGACGAATACAACCCCGAAACCAACTTTTTCGGGAAATCACCCGAAGCAATGGCCGTAAATGAGGCAGGAATGATCGCCCCTGAAACTGGGGAACCGACCTACCGGACCAGCCAAACCAACTATGAAAACGCCGACAAAACCCCGAAAACCGATGCCGGCATGAATGCGACCGTCACAGGCGCCAAGGCCTTGACCGGAGCAAGCCCCGCGAACGTCGGGACAGTCATAGCCAAACTGAAAGAAGAGGAAAAAAAGGGCGGGCCGAATGTGTTCGACATAATCGAAGCCGCTTCGGCCGGATGGGGCGGACGGGTCCCGGCCTATGTTCAGCGCAAGATGGAACAGGAAGCCGCCCAGGCCGAAGTCGACAAAATGGGCAAAGCCGCCGAGTTAAACAAACAGGCCATGGCTGATGAATTCGCCAATCGGGTTAAACTCGAAAACATGGGCATAAACGCCCAGAAAGAATTGGCCTTGATGGAAATGGGCGGGGGTGCCGGAGTCGTTCCCAGCGGATCCAAATTAAACGCGCTGCAATTCGCGGGGGTTAAATAATGCCAATCAATTTCGATGATCTGGTCGCCGGGGGTGCCGGAGCCGTTGACGAAGCCCTGTTCGGTGTTCCGGAATGGCTTGCCAAGCAAGTCAACCGGAAAGGCGTCGAGGATTATATCAAGAAACATGAAAAAGCCTATAAAACCGGCGAAATGGTCGGTACGGTCGGGTCGATGTTTATTCCTATTCCCGGACTCGGTGCGGTAAAAGCCGCCAAACTGGGGAAAGGCGCATTGACTGCGGCAAAAGGCTTGAAAGCGGCCGATACCGCAATGGACCTCGCAAAACTGGGTAAACTCGCAAAGGGTGCGGATACTGCCGCCGATGTCGCAAAACTGGCATCGGGCGCGAAAAAAAGCGTTGATCTGGGCAATCTTGCCCTACGCGGCGCGGCCTCCGGCGCTCTCGAATCCGGAGTCCGGGGCATAACCAGTGAAAAAACACCTGAACAAATCATAAAAGATATCCAAACCGGCGCGGCTTTTGGTGCCGGTGGCGGTGTCGTCGGCGGGGTTTTGTCGAAAAACCTGCCCCGAATCATGGGGCAGGCCACCGAAGGGGCAGAAAAAGCCTACCTCGGGTCAACCGACCTCACGCGCCGGCAGGCTTTGGGATACCTCAAGGACGTAGCCGGTCCGGGGGCTAAAGGTTTCGGGAAATTCAAAACCGTCGACGGTGCCCGCGAAGAATTGGTCAGGGTCGGAAAAGAAATCGGCGCCCATATCCCCGGGAAAATGGACGAAGCAATCAAAAAGAACGCCGACCAGTGGCGCATGATCGACGACGTGGTCGAATCGACTATGCCGAATGTCCGGGCATCTGATTTATACACCAACGCCGCCAAAAAACTTGACTTTGACGCACTAACCAAGGAATTTCCCGCCGATGAGGTGGAAGCCTTTGTCCGCCAAGTCATGGAAGAGGGCGTCCCGCGCTCCGGAGTGGCAAACGCCCGGCAATTCTTGTCCGATTTGATCGAAGCGTCCTACAATAAAAGCACGATCAAGAACGCCAAGGACGTTGGAACCCAGCGAATGCAACGCAAAATTGCGAGTATTCTCAAGGCGGGCGTCGATGAGGAATTGATGGACATGGCCAAAAAGGCCGGAGTCGACATTGATTTCGCCAAGCTCAAAAAAGATTACCTACCGATGAGGGCTTTTGCAGAATCGGCAGCCGTGAGCGATATTGCGCCAAATCGGTCTAATCTCGGGTCGCCGACCTTCGAAAAACTGGCCGCGTCCGGGGCTTTGGGATCTCTTGGCCTTGGCGGTGCGGGTTCGGCAATCGGACTCACCCAGGGCGAGGATATGAGCGAACGCCTTAAAAACGCTGCCTTGGGCGGGGTTATCGGATTTGGAGCCAAGAAGGGCGCGGAAAGCCTCTTGACCCGAGGCAAAGCGGCAACGCTGCCGATAGCCAAGTTCGCACAGAAAGCCGTCGAGGAAGCCTCCCCCGAAGCCCTGCAAAAAATGGGCGCCCAGGTTGGAGGCGAGGCCGCCTCGGTAATCGCAAAGGAAGCAATCGGGGAAGCCGCGCCGACCAATGAGCAAGAACAGAACGCCGCCGAAACCGGGGCCGACGCGGGCGAGGGAAAACCGCAATATATCGACAAGATTATGGCCAAAATGCAGGAATACGCCGCCGAACAGGGCGTAGATCCTGAATCCGAAGAATTTACCAACTTCGCGGGCCAAGTCTACCAGTTGACCGATGGGTTTTCACCCGACAAAATAGGCGCTATACTGTATCAGGACCCCGCAGAGCAGGCCGCGTATACAAAGGCCTTGACCGTGTCCAGAAAGCTAAAAGAAACGCTTCCCGGCACCCTTGGCGAGCGTCAGGGATGGTTTAATGGTGGGACCGCAGAACAGACAATTGAGAAAAACGCGGCTATTGACCAACTCGCCGCCTTGGTTGGTGACGTTGCCAAGGAAAAAGGATCGGAAGCCGCTGCTAAAAAGACGCTCGGGAAAATCCTATCGAGCAATGAAAGCGCCGAACGGAAAAGCCAGCTTGTGCGGACTCTGCTTTCGAGCTACGGGGTCGACATTGACGAATTAGAGCAAATGGGGGTTTCATGAATGTATTTAATCCACAACTGGTAACGCCCCCAGGCGTCCAGCCGTTGCCGACACTTGAACAGGCCGCGCCTATGCCTCAAGAAATGATCCCTTCGGTGCCGGTTATGCCTCCCGCGCCTCCTGTCCCTCCCCAAACGGTCTATGTCCCGGTCATGGTGACGAAGCCAAAACGGCAAAAAGGTATGCAAGTATCGGCCGAGGTATCCCGGAAAGCTCAAGGAATTTACCCAGTCGAGCAGATGCAGAAACAACAGTTGATCAATAACGCGAAAACGCCCCCGACTCCAACCGGGGCTTGGGGTGCTAGTCAATGATAATTGTACCTACCGCGCCCGAGTTGACAGACAAAACCGACACGGTCGAGGTCAGGAAATCGCTTCTTGACCTATGCGGAAAGATAAATAAGCAGCAAGAGGATTTCGAGCGCCTCGCAAAATCGGCGTCAGCACGTTTTGGAAGTGAATTAAATTATACGGAATTCCAGTCGGACGGGTTTCTGCAAAGCCAAGGAAAGGCGAAACAGTATAAGGATCTAATATTGCCGGTATCAAATCTCCGGCCAGGCGCAACGGCCCCAGCGTTCGCGGTCTTTGTTGGTGGCATTTACGCCTTTAGGTTCAACGCCGGAACCGGTGATATGCTTTATGGATCGTTTGAAATCCAGCACGATTATGACGAAGGGTCGGATTTATATGTTCATGTTCACTGGTCGCCGACGACGACCAACACGGGAAATATTGTCTGGGGGTTTGAATACACAAGCGCGAACGCCCTTGCGACATTCCCCGCGCCGACAACCGCGCTCGGGACCCCGACTGCAGCCCCTGGGGTGGTCGACCGGCACACGCTGCAAAATATTGCGATAATACCCGGTAACGGTATAAAAATAGGCAATGTAATCGTATTCCGTATTTTCCGGCAGGCAGGCGGAACGGATACGTTTACCGGAAACGCTTTTTTACACTCAATAGGGGTTCATTATGCGGCCGACACGTTAGGAAGTCGGCAAATTACGGCAAAACTATAAAGGAGTTTAATTATGGACATGATGAAAAAATTATTCGGGGCGCGTCCGGCGCTCTATAATCGGGGAACGGTCGGGACTTCCATCTTAAATGTATCGGACGCGGCGCAAAATATTGATCTTGGCGTGACGTTTGACGCTGCCTACAAGCTCGATATTTCAAGCTCGAGCGCAGCGGACGCCGCAGCGGGGACCGGGATGCGGAAAGTCGAGATTTACGGCCTCGATTATGCGGGAATACCCATAAACGAATCGGTCACCCTGAACGGCCAAACTGCCGTCCAGTCGACCAAAAGTTTTTGGCGTGTAATTCTTGCAAAGATCGACACGGCAGGAACCGGACGGAAAAACGCCGGTGACATTTACATCGTCAAAACCGGAACCGGTGGCACCTATACCGCAGGCGTCCCAGGCACTTTGACCTCATGTATTATCAAGATTTTGGTCGGGCTTAACCTCGGGACCTCCGGGATATGGACCGCCCCCCTCGGTATGATATACACGATTGATTCACTGGTCGCACAGTGTCGTGTGCAAGCCGGGCGTATTCAAGTTTTCCATGCGTCGGAACGAACCGCGCCAATTCAGCTTCCCCACCCGGAAATTGACATTGACGCCGGGGTTTCTGGCCCGAGTCCGATTCCAACTCCGAATACGTTTATCATAAATGAGCTTGAGGATATCTATTTCAAGGCGACTATGGCGGCCGCTTCGGGAATTGTATCTATTGACGCTTTCTTGCGCCAAATTTCCCCCAGCTCCCCGAGGTACTAAATGGGCACAATAACCGCACGGATTTTACAGTCAACCGGGCTCGATTCGGCCGTTGCCTCGATTGCCCCGCGCGAGCTTGGGATCACCTCCGATACCGAACGCCCCGTAATGGGGTCGACGGTCGGCGGGGCCAAGTTTATCGGGACCGAGGAATTATTGAATATTATCACTATTTCCCCGGCGGCTATTCCGATACTTCGCCGGACTCGCACGACCTTACAATGTGATACCGCCGCA